GTGGTGTCCGTAGATCAGCCATGATTTCCCTGTCTGATCTATCAGATCGTGAAATGGCTAAGTGCAAGAGTGGATCTTGGTGGGCATCTAGTGGACATAGAGCACTCGCTAATAACTCTGCAATCTATCAGAGCCGTCCTCCCCTTGGACAGTTTCTAGAGGAATGGACTGAATTGTATAACTCACATTCAGGAGAACGAGGAATATGCAATCGTCACGCGATGAAAACAATAGCGGAAAAGTCTGGAAGAAGAAGCGACATAGATTATGGTACAAACCCATGTTCAGAAATAATTCTCAGACCGAATCAATTCTGCAATCTCAGTACGATTGTTATAAGACAAGAAGATACAATTTTAACAATCAAAAAGAAAATTGAAATGGCTACTATTATTGGTACTATCCAAAGTATGTTTACACATTTCCCTTATCTATCTAAAGAATGGGAAGATAATTGTAAAGAAGAAAGACTACTTGGAGTATCAATGACTGGTATCTTTGACAATTCTTTAATGAACGGATCAAAAGGAATGGGTAAACTTGCTCATGCTCTTGAATCATTTAGAGAACATTCCGTAAAAGTTAATCTTGAATGGTCAGAAAAACTTGGTATTAATCCAAGTAAGTCAATTACTTGTATTAAGCCAGAAGGTACTACTAGTTGCCTTGCTGATTCATCTAGTGGTCTACATCCTAGATATGCTCAGTTCTATTATAGACGAGTCCGTATTGATAAGAAAGATCCTATGTATCAGTTTATGAAAGATGCTGGAGTTCCTTGTGAAGATTGTGTAATGAATCCAGATTCAACTGGTATCTTTACATTTGCTCAAAAGGCTCCTGAAGATTCTATTACTCAAAAGAATCTTGGAGCTTTAGATCATCTTGAACTATGGCATACTTATCAACAAGCATACTGTCACCACAAGCCATCAATTACAGTCTCTTATGGAGATGATGAATTCTTAGCTGTAGGTCAATGGGTATATGAAAACTTTAATGAAATCTCTGGTATCTCTTTCTTACCTAAGTCAGATCATGTTTATGCTCAGGCTCCGTTTGAAGAGATTGATGCTAGAACTTATAACTTATATCCAAAAGTAAATGTTGATTGGTCTTTGTTACAAGAATATGAAAAGACAGATTCAACAAAGGCATCTCATGCTATGGCTTGTACTGCTGGTGCTTGTGAAATTATAGATCTATCGTGAGGTAATTATGTTAGATAGAAATTTATTTAAAACTAAAATTGAAAACAAACTTCCATTTTCTACTCAAGAATTTCCGTTAATCTTAAATTGGTTATATGATTATATTATTGAATTAGAAAATAGAATTAAAAAGTTAGAAGAACCTAATGAACAACTTTCCAAGAATAGACGAGGATTTGGTTTTGGCTCTAGAGAAAATGTATAAACCATATCCTTATGATCCTAAATTAAACAGCGAAGACTTTACTAGAGAAGCTGCTTTTGCAGCTGGTCAAGTAGATGTTGTTACTAAATTAAAAATTATATTTGAAAAACAAAGAAAGGAGCGAAATTAATTATGGCTAGTAATCCTACAGGAATGGAATATCTGTCTGGTTTATTACAACAAGCTAATACACTAAGACAAGAACAAGAAAATAGACAACGTAAACTTGTTTCGGATTATGAAACAAAAGTTAGACGAAGTAATATTTCAGAAAGATCTAGACAAGCTTCTTTATCAGAATCTAGTAGTAGAACTTTAACACCAAAAAAAAGAAACTTAATAGAACCTGATACTACTTATACTAAAGAAGCAGTAGGTGGTATGGGCCAACTATATCAACAAGCTCAAGCTTATAATCCATTTGCTACAACAAAAACACAATCTCAATTATACGCTCCAGTTAGTTATTTTGAAACACAAAGTAGTAATGTAAATAAATCAATTACAGAAAATAAACTAAACTTTGCAACTCAATTAGAAAATATTGATAAAGCAGAAAAAGCTTTTGTAAGTAGTTTACGACAAAAATATGGAATGCCTGAAGGAAAACGCGGAAGTAGAGCACAAGAACAGGCGTTTGTTAGAGAATATTATCGTCAAGCTCAGGGTTTTGCTGCTCAAAAACAAGGTATTCAAAATCAATTAAATAGATATAACGAAGCTGCTAGTGTTATTGGTGGTCATACTAAAACATTAAATGATTATAGTAATGAACTTAAAAAATACTATGGTCAAAATTTTGAAAACATTTCTAAAGAACAATTAGCAGTAGCTGATATGAAAAGTTTTCAAAACTTAACTGCTGAGATGGAGAAATATACTTCTCTTAGAGATTCTTATATTAAAAAATACCAGACAAGCGGATCTAAAGTAGATATGGATTGGATTAAACAGTATAATGATTTAATGAATGATACTGCAAAATCAATTAGTTCAGAACTACCAAAGATTTTTACTGCCGCTGGAAAACAAGTATCAACTATTCAAAAAACACAACAATCTACTCTGGATGCTTTAGGTAAACTAAATCAAGTATTTGGAGAAAGAGGACAAGGCGATGTTAAACAAACTCTAGAACAGAGACAACGAAAAGTAGAAGATGTTACTAGTGTTTCTAGAGATCAAGCTTTAGCTAGATTACAAAGATTAAGTTCTTCTGGTGCTATGGGTGCTAAGAGTAAGCCAGCACCTAAGTATGAGTCAAGACCTACATAAAGGAGATTAAACTATGGGTGGTGGTCCTACAATATCAGGTGGTATGTCACAAGCTGAATACCAAAAACTATTAGATGAACAAAGAAAGTATGCTGAAGAAGCAGAAGTTAAGAGAGAAGCTAAATTAAAAGAATATGAAACTCAAAGATTACAAGCAGAAAAAGATTTAATTGAATCTGCTAAAGTTGCAGAACAACAAAAGATTACTAGTCAGCAAGATGCTGAAGCTCAAATTGCAGCTGAACTGGAAGCAGTACAACAAGAAGATGTTGCTACTAAAGGATCTATGGATAAATTAGGACAATCGTTCTATGATTCTTTATTCCAAGGTTTATACAGTAGTAACTCAGTAGAAAGACCAAAGTGAGGTAATAAATGGCAGAACAAGAAAAAGAACAAACATTGGCAGAAAGATTTAGAGTACTGGATTCACGAAGACAGTACCGAGTCGATGTTGCTAGAAAGTGTGCTTCATTAACCATTCCTTCTGTTCTGCCTCCCAGAGATTGGACTGAAAACCAAGTATTACCACAACCATATTCTTCTATTGCAAGTCGTGGTGTTACTGCTATGGCAAGCAGAATGCTTTCCGCTTTAATGCCATTAAACGATTCTCCTTTCTTTAAGTTTAGTTTAAAGAATGGAGCAGAACCTACACCAGAAATTAAGTCTTATCTTGAAACTCTTAGTTATCAAGTATACAATAAAATTGTAAATAATAATTTAAGAGAAATGGTTTTCCAAGCATTGCAACACTTAATTGTTGTGGGTGATGTACTTGTTATGATGGATGATGATTTTAATTTGAGAAATCTTCGTATTGATCATTATGTTGTTCAACGAAATGTAAGTGGACAACTAATTGAATTAATACATCTTGAACATTATCCAATAGATCCAGATGATCTTTCTTATACTCAAACAAGTAGTGTTATAAGCAAGCCCGGATATAAAACAATATATTGTCAGTATGAATTAGAAGAAGATGAAAAAACTTGGAAAGCTAGAAAAGAAGATGAAGATGGTAACTTGTTTATGGAAGGAGAATATTCTGTTCTTCCAACAATTCCTCTTCGGTGGTATAGTATTATTGGTGAAAACTACGGTAGATCCCATTGTGAAGATAATCTTGGAGATTTAATTTCTTTAGAAAATTATACACAAGCTCATATTGAAGGTATGGCCGCATCTTCTACCTTTTGGATAGGAGTAGATCCAAGTGGTTTAACTGAGATAGACGATATTTCATCTGCTACTAATGGTACTTTTATTCCTGCTAGAACAAATGATATCTTTTGTTTAAGTCCAGCACAAACACTAAGTCCTCAAATTTCATCTACATCTGCTGCCGTAAGTGAAATGAGAAGAGAAGTTGCAGAAGCTTTTTTAATGACTAGTGGTGCTATTCCTAGCGGTGATAGAGTTACTGCTACTGCTGTAAGAATGATTGGCTCAGAACTAGAAACAGTTCTTGGTGGTGCTTTCTCTGCTATTGCTAGAGATCTTATGGAACCAATTGTTAAAAGAGCTGTCTTTATTATGTTAAATAATGGAGACATGGATGAAAGAATGTATGAACAATTCTTTGAAAAAGATGGAACTCTTAGTGTTGAAATTGTAACTGGCTTACAAGCACTATCAAGAGATTCTGATTTACAAAAGTTAATGCAAATGGGTGAGATGGTAAGAAACCTACCACCACAAGCCTTACAAACATTCCGTTGGGATTCTTATTCAAGAGCTTTAATTTCTTCTTTAGGTTTTGATCCTAGAATGTGGGTTAAGTCAGAAGAAGAAGTAACACAACAACAACAAATGATGCAGCAACAAATGATGCAACAGCAAGCACAACAAAAAACAGGTGCTGCTCTTACTGACGGTGTTATCAATACTGCTGCGGCTGCTGCTGAACAAGATCTTCAGCAAACAGGTGGTCAAGGTATTGCTCAAATGGCTCAACAATTAGGAATAGATCCTCAACAAATCGCTCAACAATTAGGAGGACAAGTATGAGAAAACCTCTAGATAAAAAATCTATGCCATGTAATAAACCACGCAAGTCTCCAAACCCAAATAAAAAGCGTGTAGTAAAAGCATGTGCAAATGGAAAAGAAAAGATTATTCATTTTGGTGCATCTGGTTACGGTCATAACTATTCTCCCGGTGCAAGAAAATCTTTTAAAGCCAGACATAATTGTTCTAGTGCAACAAATAAACTAACAGCTAAATACTGGGCTTGTAAAAATTTATGGGCTGGTCCCGGTGGTTCTAAAGCTAGTTGCCCTAAAGGTAGAAAGTGTAAAAAATAATGCCATTTAAATCTAAACAACAAGCAAAATATATGTTTGCCACAAACCCAAAGATTGCTAAGAAGTGGGCTAAAAAAACTAGTTCAATTAAGGCACTTCCAAAGTATGCTAAGAAGAAAAAGAAAAAATGAAAAAGGGTGTCTTGGAAATGAAGACTAAATTTAAATGTGCATGTGGAACAACAACAAGAGTGACTGGGAAACAAGCAGAACCAAAGAAGAGTATGACAGCTTCCTCAAAGATGAAGAAGTCATCAAAGCGTTAAATAAAATAAAGATG